TCTTTCTGTGCTGCTTCATCCAGTGCCTGCATCACTTCGGCAGTAAAATAAGTATCTGGATCTTTCAGGATTGCCTTAGCATATACTTTCTTACCATTCATTTCATAACGACCAGCAACATTCTTCCACATCCCTGCTCGCTCACCTAGTTCTAGCAGTCCATAGTATTTGTCAAGACCACGATCATAGTAAAGACGTGTCTCAATCTGACTATTCTCTTTGGTCAAACGTGACTTCTGTGCCTTACATTTGATGATGTTACCAACAACCTCGGTGCCATCCTTCTCTTTCTTCTTAGAGAGATAGATGATAGTAGAGGATGCATACTTCAGACCACTACCACCTCCCATTTCTTTTGTAGGGTGATAAGCGCCGATGACATCATAGGTATGATTAGTGACTAGCATAGGTACATCTGCTTTGCCAAGTTTCAAAGTCAGCACACGGAATGCACCCTTGATCAATTGACTCTTAGTCATATCACGAACTTGCTTATCATCAGCAACGTCCTGCATCTCTTTGCTAGTGGATAGCATACCCAGAGAGTCCAAGACAAACATCATAGGTTGACGTTCATCCTTAGGTTGTTCCATGTACTTGTCAAGAATGCGACATGCCTGAGTACGAAACTCTTCAATTGTAGATACAGGTACAATCATCATGCGATTGGAATCAATACCTCTATCCTCAATCATGCTTCTAGAAATAGCAGATTCAGATTCAAAATAGATTACACCTGCGTTCGGATTAGACTCCAAGAAATGCTGAACAATGCCAAGGCAAAAGAAAGTCTTGCCAGTAGACGACTCGCCTGCAATGGCAGTAATCTTGTTCCCAGGAACACCTCCATAGATGCTCCCAGATACCAGAGCATTAAAGATATGACTGCCAGTATCAATGAAACCACTGGTGTCACCTGCAGCAACACCATCGCTAACCAGTCCTGCGTATTCATTGCCTAGGTCCTTTACTATGTCTTGTAAAAAGTTCATGAAAATAAGAATTCAAGTGTTGAGATTTTTTCAGGCTGCCAACCCAAGGTGTTCAAGATAACCTTGAAAGGGTCTAGGAATGACTTTTCAAATTGTAGGTCATAGTCTATACTCTTGTCAAGTCCCAATTCTTTTGGGAACTGACCCATGAATGAAATTACATTTTGATTAATTTTGTTGGGAGTCTTAAGGTAAATGTATTTTACCTTATCACCATCACGAACAAGTGGATACTTATACGTGAGTTTGTTTGACTTGATATAATGATTATATAGTAGAGATCCCCGTACATGTATGGGGGTTCCAGAACTAAAGATGGTTACAGGATTGGACCACTTACCTAGATTGTTACATCCACGAGGGAATGCAATCTGATCTGGGGGTAAAGATTTAAATTCTTCTCGGAACTTAGCAATAAACTTCTGCATGGCTTCCTCATCTTGCTGCATGATAACCTTAAGTCCGTCCTTAATCATTTGACGGCATGGTGCAGGGGTAGATGACTTTACTGCCTCAATACCCATGATCTTAAGTTTGGGTTCGCGGAATCGTACACCCTCAATGTCCCAAGCATTAAGAATGTATCGCTTCTTGGCAGTCCAGATACCTTTATTAGCGATAGTCTCTCGCTTCATCTGCATCTTTTGGTCGTAGGCGTTGGCGTACGTTGCCAAGGATTGATAAGAACGGTCAATAAACGGCTCAAGTTCCAACGTACACACCTTATCAAGGAACGTGACAACGCTCTCATCAGTTTTCTCTCTTCCCTTGTATACTTGGTCAACCAAAGGACCCAGATTGAGGTAGATAGAATCAGTATCAGAAGCAATAACATAATCTTCACCGTCAGTTTTTAGAATTCTGTTAAGGTAATCATTCATATCATTTTCAATCCAGCGAATGCTTACTTGCCCCGAGAGAGTAATCGCTTCAGCATTTGCCAGATTGAAGTATCGGAAGTATTGGTTTCCGATGGCACCATAGGCAGAGTTGAGTTGGATCTTTCTTGCCATTTGGATGTTGTTGAATCTTGACACAGATTTTTGTAGTGCCAGGGTTTCCTCAGGTGTGGTGGCATCTTCAAGAGCTTGTTTAGCGGCAAGCATGTGCTTCTTGTAAAGTTTTCGTTCATCATAGATCTTCTGCATCATTTGTGGAAGGAAACCATGAATGTCTTTACGGTATTGAGCACCGTTAGCACACACTGCATAGTCGCCAGATAAATCAATCTCCTTTTTAAGGAGTTTGTCTACAGTAGCGTAGGGATGTTTAGTCTCAACCAGCGTTTCTGGCGAGATGTTGTACTGCATAATGAGGTGAGGGTATAGGGAGTTGAGGTCAAAACTGACAACCCAGTTATACAGTCCAGGAATAGGTTCTTTAACATAAGCACCTTCATACTTTTCATCTTTGTTTGCACGTTTCTTAGAGGGTACTACGAGATTCTTGGGTTTAAGATAATTATAGATCAACGTGTCCCACATACGAACCTGTGAGTACACATCTTCAAAGTTTACCTTAGCATCATATGCCATAGTCAATGCAAGTTCTAGCAAACGCATCTTATCTTCAAGACGGTCCACTAGTTCCACGTCCATGATGTTGTAGTCAATGAACTTCTGCCAGTCACGGGTGTAGAAGTCCTTAAAATTATCGTATTCTGAGTGATCTAACTTACGTTGACCCAGTTCTACAAATGCAATGTGATCTAAACGATAAGATTCCTGGTTAGTATAAGTAAATTTCTTATACAAGTCCATGTAATCTAGGATAGATACTCCACAAATATCAAATTGAATATTGCGACGACCCTGAATAAACAGTTCTTCCTCATCAACCTTGTTCCAGGGAGATAAAGATTTCATCCACTTCTCACCTAGGATACGACTCACACGGCGACAGATGTATGGAATATCGTATAGGTTACAGTTCCAACCAGTAACAATGTCTGGAGTATTTTGCACCCACCAATTGATAAAGTGAGTCAACATTTCATGTTCAGTATTGAAGATGTAATGCTCATGCTCACACTCAAACTCACGGATACCCCAGACAGTAAACTTTTTAGAGTTCATATCACGGACAGTAATACAGAGCATACGCTCTGCTGCTGCCTCTGCATCAGGGAATCCATTCTCACACTCAACCTCAATATCAATAGCCAGAATATTCATCTGGTCCGTACGATAATCTATTTCTCCAGGAAAGTTTTCGGAGATGAACTGATATAGAAAACGATCATATCCATGAACTTCTACACCCTCAACATCCTCATACTTAGCAGCAAACTGCCTTGCCTCACGAGCGTTTTCAAACTTGAGAGGTTTGACCGAGCGACCAGTAAGTGTCTTATATTTCTCTTCCTTATTACTGGTAATAAAAAGAGTGGGAGAAAACTCAGTACGTGACTGAATTCTCTCTCCACCCTCAATGCCTCGGTAAAGAATATTATTACCGATCAGTTGGACGTTTGTGTAGAAACTCACAGGGACTTGTACTTCTTCAGGATCTCGGGGCTTGGATCCACTATACTAAAGATTGAGTCAGATGTCAAGAAGAGATCACGTTGGTCCGCATACTGGGGATACTCTTCCAAATTGCCATCTATAATTCTGTAGCATTTTTCAATGAAGCATGACGGTTCTTCATCTAATTCTTCAACATCACCAATTAAATAATCATCAAGATTACCGTTCTTAAGTAGAACTACTTTCACTGACATTCTGTTTATCCTTTAGGAGTTGTGTATACTGATCAGCAACTTGAGTATGTGGGTCATACACTGTTACTACTTCATCAATTCGTAAGAAGAACTCACGATTTCTTGAGAGGGGACACCAAGGATAGAGAATGAGAGTAGGTTGTTTTGCTTCTTCCTCATTTTCTGAGAGGAGTTCAGTCTCATCATCACCCTCAATTTCCTCATCATCAATCAATCCCTCTCCCCACATCGCCATCTCCATCTCTTCACTGTCCTCTAAGATTACACTATAAGGTTCATTGAATTGAAATGCAACAGCAGTTTTACTGGGATCGTCTTTTGCACTTACCTCTTTGATATCTGCAATGACATCCTCACCGTTTCTTAGTCTTGCGATTTTTACGGACATAATTTTTATGACTAATAGTACTAATTGTTTCGTTTACGATGTTCTTTAAGACTTTGGATGTGTGGGTATCATTTTGATATGCCACATTTCTAGCATACTCCAAGATATCTTCCATCATATACGAGGGAAGTTCTACTGTCAAGATTTCTCTTTCACCAGAATATCCTGGAGGAGAACAGTTATAGTAAAAATTCATTACTTCTCCAATAAAAAGAGACCCCCTAAGGGAGTCTCTTCAGTTCCTAGTATATAGGAGGTTTTATCAGAAGGAGTACTTCAAACCCAACTTCGTTCCGTAACCACGGTCAACGTTGTCGTCACCTGATCCAACGAAGGAGACTTCGCCATATGCTCCAAGAGCATCGGTCAAACCGATACCAACGCCTGCCTTGCCAGAAGGAACGGTGTCGCTCTCAGCACCGTCAGGGGAGACTACAGTAGCGCCGCCTTGGACGTAGTACGAAGCGTTCTCACCAATAGCGCCTTCGTAACCCACGTGCAGGTCAGTCGCGGTTCCATTGTAGCTGGATCCCGTGAAACCAGAGTTGGCTTCCACGTTAACGTAGGGGCCAGCGAAAGCGGCACCAGCAGAGACAGAAAGGGCAGCGGTTGCTGCGAATACAGATTTGATCATTTTTGTTTAAAATTTATTTGCTTGTGGAGTTTAACCCACAGATGATAGAAGACCCGACTAGTCTTCGTTTTTGTAACAACTCGCAATGAATTGCTAGCAAGTATTTAGTATAACAGGAGTTGGATTATCTGTCAAGATGACCGAACTCCAATGACGATATCATATAGGTATGATAAGGTATACTTATTCAGTAGTCCATGGGTCCGCCATAACGGATACAGGTCTTTTTGTTTTCTGCTGATGATCTACACCACTGTCTAACATAAGAATCTGCATCCATATTCATTGCGTAGTGAGCATGGTTATGTAATGCTCCTATTGTAATCAGGATCCCAATCGTAATCAGATTATAGTGTGTCGCTGGATGGCACACTATCACTTTCAGGTAGTTGAGAACTTTGGATTTCATAAACCTTTAGTTTCTGGTGATCGGGAATGACCTTCTGTAATTCTATCACAAGTAGTCCGTCTTGGAAAGAGACCTTCCCAATTTCTACATCATCTGAAAGGTTGAATCCCCTAGCAAATGTTCTCGTGCTGACTCCACGGTGAACATACTCGTGATCAGGATCAGTATGTTGATGTGGTGCTTTGGATTTGATCAGCAATACATTTGATTCAGTGGACACTTCTACCGCATCTGGTGACCATCCAGCAAGTGCCATTTCAATGCGCCACTTGATGTTTGATTCTTTCACCAGATTGTATGGAGGATATGCATCGTTTACACTACCAATTCCATATGAATGTAGTCTATAAACAATATCATCTAGTCCAATACTATATCTTTCAACAGCATCTACCACGGCATTCATATCTTTTGCCGTGAACTTTCTCAGTCCAGTCATGTATCTACTCCTTATAAAGCGAGTGTGAATTGTGTGGTCCCCGAAGGCAACCAAATTTATTTATGACCGAATAAATGTACACTGTGTACGGTTATCCAAACACTAAATACTAATGACAAACTAACGATAGACTACGATGAAAAAACTCATCCCTGTCGTAATGATTTTAATATCTGCCTCGGCTGCTCAAGCAGGTGGATTAGTGAGTTCACAATCTTCTAGTGTTCAACTAACTGTTGACGCTGCTAGATCAACTGCCGTAAGAGTAGGCAACTCCTATAGTATTTCAGGCACCAATGTTGGCACCTCAGATGGAACAACCGCTGGTGTACTTTCAACTGGCACGATTACCAGTGGAGTATATTCTCCTGGTACGATTTCTGCAAGTCAACTTTCGGCAACTAACGGAGAGTCATTCTCTTATAGCACCTCGTTTACCCAAGGT